TCGTGTTGCCAACGCTGGTTAGGTAGACCCATGATTTTACTCATGCCCTATTCAAAGGGAGAACCATCCTACTGATCGTCAGTCAGTTTCTCTCGTGCGGATCACACTAGCAGTGATTAGCTGCGGGTTTGGTAGCGGGAGGTGGTAACGCTCCACCCTCGATATGGCTTATGAGACCATTCGGTTCAACTTGAACTTCCCGCAATAACTGGCGACTCGTAGGGGAATCGAACCCCTATGTTCTGCTAGACAGGCAGACATAATAGCCACTATATGAACGAGCCATGAATTTGGTGTAGGCTACGTATTTCGTTCTCGCCCCTACTTGAGTTTACAACCCTGTCGTCACATTTGCATATACTCAGTCTGTGTGATTCAGCCAACTCAGAGTCTGCAAGGGTAGTTTCCATCCTCACGCTTACGGTTTTCTGCCACCGAATCTCTATCGTATAATTAAACGCCACATTAACGCAAGTGGTACGGAAATTTTGGTGGAGGCAGTTGGAGTCGAACCAACATTGTTTACCACGAGGGAACGGATTTACAGTCCGCTGCAGAACACGCCATATCTACAATGCCTCCAAAATTTATACAACTGATAACTTGCACGTTCCACCACGTTATTGGAACCATTCACCCATCGGTTATGTGCACAGGGAGTCGGTACGTTACTAGGAATACTTGTCCAACGCTTCTAGGTTTTGCTAGGGTATTGCGCCCCTCGTTGCTTTACATTGCATGGATCTTCGAAGAATCCTTATCAATGTGACTTTCTCTTGCTAACAACAAATTACCATGTGTATAAACTTTTATTTTTGGAGGACTGAGAATACATCCTTACCGAATAACACTTCAGACATTATTACAATCCTTGCGAGACTGCTTTCTTCTGACTTCCACACAGCCCTATTGCTAGGTATCCGTGTATGTTACCAACATCGCCGTTTAAAGACAGGCAGTAGTCTTGACGCTATATGCTACTCTACGCTTTATTTTCCGTTGACCTTGCGAGCCATTAAGTCTTGCGAACTACGAAACTTCTAGCACAAACTAATCTCACCTTGCGAGTTTGATTAGACTCAATTCACTTGCGTGTCGAGTGTTAGATGATTTTCACATATAACCGAGGCAGTCTTTGCATTTTTGTTAGATAGTGGTTATGAAGCCACAGCCTATTCCTTAAAAGGGAATTGCTCTACGATGAGCTATATCGAACCTACTGCGATGTGCTGCCTCAGTTGCTTCATATTCTTTTGAAATACAAAATACAACACACCACGTACCTTTTGTCTTGCGAACTACTCAGTAGTCTTTTGCGACCAGTGTGACCCCGCCATTGCTGACAGCCCCACTAACCACTCAAACTGCATCCTAGCCCTTGGGTGCAACCCCTCGGACACAGACACTACACTTTCTCATACCAACTAACTGATTGGTTTCGCAGCGAGGGACAGCACCACCTGTTTCCTCTCCAACAACTCAAGTTCCCCTTTCGGGCTTGTAAGTCATCGTTCTCTCCGCTACTATCAGCTTTACTGTTACCTCCACCAGTCTTATTAGTGAAGGGATCCTCACGGATCTGAGCATGCTTGTTTAGATGAACCATTGCTGGCGGTGGTATGTAGGCATTCCACCTTTGGGAGAGTCACCCCTCTTATTCTAATGACACTAAACTGCCATAATTAGTATTAGTTTTGTTGTTTTGTTATGAGTAGCCTTCACCGTACTACTGTTTGTTTTTATCGGACTAACTTATTTCCCTACCGTCGTAGGATTTTCGTTTCGTCTCAACCGATGTGTAGTCTAGTGCACCTAACCACGCAGAGCGGATTCACTGTCCAGCGATCACTGGAATTTTCCAAAACAACAAAACTAATACCACATTTAATTGTACTGGGAAGTTTGACAACAATCTGTTCTACAGTTAACCACGTCATCGTCTGACGAATGGTTGTCATCCTCATTACGTTTCAACTTTATCCAGCGTCCTCCTGATATTATCTCAAGGTTTCGTGTAATCTAGCGAGCGATACTCCGTCAAGTATCCTAAACTCCTAGATCACCTACTGGGGTTGACAACCCAATGCAATTAAATCTGGTACTCGGTAGGGGAATCGAACCCCTCTTCCTGCCGTGAAAGGGCAGTGTCCTAACCGATAGACGAACCGAGCAGAACCTCAGGCTTCCGACTTCACGTAAAGACTCAGAGAGGATTTCCGACTAACTTAGAGTTATTATACCTCAACCCTAAATAAAAGTAAAGCACTAATATAAATAACCCTACAAGTTGTAAGGTTAAAACTTTTGTTTTCTGGAGTGGGCGACAGGACTCGAACCTGCATTACAAGGATTTGCAATCCCTTCCCTAGCCATTCAGGACACGCCCACATTATAAGGTCATCATGTTCATATTGGAACTTATTCACGTTAACAAACAAGAAGATCTATTCTTCGAAGATACTGCAGATGGTTCTCTACTGAAGGAACACTTCGCAGCATTCTACAAAACTTTTGACGAGTCACACTCACAAAAATTTTACAAACAAAATGTTATAACAACAACCAAACGAGACAAACTACAGGATGGTTCGTTCAGAAGGATAACAACAAAATCATTCTTTAAAAGACAATCTGATGCAGAGTTATACTTTAAAGAATTATTTTTAAACTACCAGAGACATGAGTGGGATGAAACTGGTAAGCGAGAAAAACACACCGAAGAATTCAACCTCAAACGAATAGACTGGCAGACTTCCAATAACATCTTCATGGAAGCAAACATTCTAGACAATCAAGGTAAATTTATTAAGTGTATAAATTCATGCACTCAACAAGTTTGCATCAGATTCGGAGAGTGTAACCCATCCGACAAATGCGCAACCATCTATCCAGAATCTCAAATTTTTAACAAGTCAAAAGTTTCATTTCATCATGTTCCAATTTCTTCAATCAAGAGGAAAGTATAATGTATATCTTAGAAATAATCCATATCAACAAAACTGAAGATCTGTTTTTCGAAGACTTAAAGGTACTTCCTGACGATTTACAACAAGAACAAAATAACTTCTACGAAAGAGTAGAAGAAAAATGTTTACAACACATTTACAAAAAGAAGTTGACGTATTCTGTTGAGAGACGACAACTATCTAATGGAAATTATTCCATCAATCACAAAAGAAAATTCTTCAAATCAATACATGGAATAGAAGAATACTGGCGCACCTTCTTCTATGAATACTCAAGCATCGATGTTACAACATCAAAGATGACACGTTACAAAAAAGACTGGGCTAAAGAACACGATATAAGAACTGAAGCCAACATCCTTGATGTTAACGGAAACTTTATTAAAACTGTCAACTCATGCGAGCAAGGTATATGCGGAAGGTTTGACGACCGCAACTGTTCACCTGACGCCCATTGCTGGGAAAAGCACGAAGTTAAAACTAACGTATCATATCATCACATACCATTATCTTCAATCAAGAAGAAAGTAATGGTGGGCTGAGAGAGAATTGAACTCTCACTCGACCGATTATGAGTCGGCTGCTTTACCATTAAGCTATCAGCCCAACAACTGGTGCGGCATACAGGAATCGAACCCATATTCGTGGTGTAGAAGACCACTGTATTATCCATTATACTAATGCCGCAAACTGGTACGAGTAGTCGGACTTGAACCGACACGCACGAAGGCGAGGGATTTTAAGTCCCTTGTGTCTACCTATTCCACCATACTCGCAAAAAACCTTTGGTGCCGAAGGTGGGACTCGAACCCACAGAATCCTGATTTTGAGTCAGACACGTATACCAATTCCATCACTTCGGCTTGGCAGAGAGTGTGGGAATCGAACCCACTGACCTGCTTTCACAAGTCTACTGATTAGCAATCAGCTGCATTACCATCCTGCCCACTCTCTATAATTTGGCGGAAAGCAGAGGAGTCGAACCCCATCCCATTTCTGAGAACCCAGTTTTCAAGGCTGGTCGCCGTACCAACACAGCTGCATTACTTTCCATAATCTGGCAGAAGCAGTGAGATTCGAACTCACGGAGCCATTGCTGACTCGCTAGTTTTCTAGACTAGTTCCTTAAACCGCTCGGACATACTTCTATAACTTTGGCACCCAATGAGAGAATCAAACTCCCAACCCAGCGTTCGTAGCACTGTGTGATATTCATTTCACCAATCGGGTATGGAGCAGGATATCGGGTTCGAACCGATGACATTTTCGTTGGCAACGAAACATTCTACCACTGAATTAATCCTGCATAAACTTGGCATCCCGCCAGGGACTCGAACCCCGACCAACAGTTTTGGAGACTGACATGCTGCCATTACACCAGCGAGATACAACTTGGTCCTCTCGAAAGGAATCGAACCTTAGGTCTATCGCTTATCAAGCGAGTGCTCTACCATTGAGCTACAAGAGGAAATACTTTGGTGCAGCCAGTGGAATCGAACCACTGCGGGAATCTAGAATGCGGAGCCGATGCCCCTACCCATCCAATACTGCATAAACTTTTGGTACCGAGAGACGGGATCGAACCGCCCACGCACAGATTTTCAGTCTGTCGCTCTACCAACTGAGCTATCTCGGCATGGGGTATCGTACGAGAATCGAACTCGTGATAACGGAATCACAACCCGTGGTTTTACCACTAAACTAACGACACCATATAGAAACACACTATGCCACGCTCTGAACCTGGACTCTTAGTAATGTGTTTTTATATGGTAGGGGTACAGAGAATCGAACTCTGGTTAATAGGTTAAAAGCCTACTACTTTACCACTAAGTTATACCCCCACATTTGGCACCCGAAATAAGAATCGAACTTATACTAACAGAGTCAAAGTCTGCTGTGCTACCACTACACCATTCGGGAACATTTGGTACGCAAATTTTTAAGGAACAATTTTGGGACGATGCCCTAAAACAAAAAACCCTCGAGATTTTCATCTTCGAGGGTTTTGGGAAATAACCTTAGACTTTAAGTCTTACTTTCCAAAACCCCCACTATCATACTCAATCGCAAACTGTGGGCGTGTTGCTGACCAGCTACCATTTAATGGTAGGGAATGCTTACACACGACAGTTATGTTTCTCGATTTCATAGAAGAAATTATACCTCAGTTTTGAATTAAAGTAAAGCACTAAATTTAATAACCTTGCAACTCGCAGGGTTATCATGCTTCACTCTTATTTAGTCAAATTATACCTCAGGACTGAATAAAAGTAAAGTATTTTTTAAAAAATTTTTACACAGAGAAGGAAGAACCGCATCCACAAGTAGTTTCAGCGTTTGGGTTTTGCACTCTGAATGACGAACCCATCAGATCTTCAACATAGTCGACAGTCGCACCTTGCAAGTATTGCATGCTCATCGCATCAACAATAACCTTGTCGAGAGTGAAGTCATCTTCGTCGGCTACATCATCAAACATGAATGCATATGTGAAGCCAGAACAACCACCACCCTGCACTGACATGCGCAAGAAGTTTTCTTGGTTCTCTGCCAACAAGTCGACAATTTTGTTTGTAGCGTTTTCTGTTACTGTAATCATACTCTGAAACTTTCTCCGCAACCACATCGGTCACGTTCATTTGGGTTTTGAAAATCAAATCCTTCATTGAGTCCATTGCGAACCCAATCAACTGTCATGCCATTCAAGTAGGCATCTGCTTTAGCGTCTACAAGAACAGCGAATTCTGGTTGAGCATAGTTGGTATCACCAATTTGCCCAGTATATTCATCGACATATTCTAGTGTATATGCCAAACCACTGCATCCTGTAGTTTTTACACCTAACCGAATGCCAACTCCCTTGCCACGTTTCTCAAGCAGTTGCTTGATTTTCTTTTTGGCTGCGTCGGTTACGGTAATCATTTACAGCTGCCTTAATTGCATCTTCTGCTAGAATTGAACAATGAATCTTTACTGGTGGGAGTGCGAGTTCTTCAGCGATTTGAGAGTTCTTAAGTTTATCAGCATCGTCAATGTGCATACCCTTAACCATCTCAGTGACCAGCGACGAGCTGGCGATTGCTGAACCGCATCCATATGTCTTGAAACGAGCATCTCTAATAATACCATTATCATCTACCTTAATCTGTAATTTCATCACGTCACCGCATGCTGGCGCTCCAACCATACCTGTACCGACACCATCTTCGTCTTTGGCGAAGCTACCCACATTGCGAGGGTTTTCGTAGTGATCGATAACTTTATTTGAGTATGCCATATGACTATTTATTCAAGAATTAGATTGGATGATAGGCTAATTCTAGGAAGAGGTGACTTATTTGTTTCAACTGAATGCAGCAAAAACCCTGGAAAGATAACAAGAGAACCTTCCTTTGGTTTAATTCTTGTATGCTTAACGCCAACAATACTACCCTCAACTTCCCATCCCCAGTTCACACCACCACGTGGATCAAACAGTAATAAATCTCCGCAATTATTTGGAGACTTTATGTAGTATGTGCATACTACAGTGGTATTACCGTGATTATGTGTAGCTAAAGATTCGCCAGTTTTATGATAGTTAACCCATCCTCTTTTCAGAGACAATTTGTGTTTAATGTAGGATGGTATTTCTTCTGAGACAACATCGTTGATAATCTTCAATGTGGTTTCTCGTAGAGTATCGATAGATTCTGTATTATAGTTCCAGATGTTAAACTCATTCCCAGGAGAAGAGTGGATGATGTTGATGTCCCTCAGAAGATCAGCATTAAACTTACCACTCAACCCTGTGTCAACTTCCCAAACAGGGGTTGACCACCACTCATGTTTTATCATTTTGATTTCTCGATTTCAGATCTATATTTTTCTTGCAGCGTTCTTACAAGTTTAGTTGAATTTGTATAGAATACTTCAGCAGATTCTTTGGGAATCCTCATACCAGAAACTTTGTAAATCTCGTTTGCTCCAACTTTGTTCTGAGCATTGTTTAAAATTTGCTTGATAGCTTCACGTCTCGCCTTACTCATAGAAACATGAGCCATCGTGATGTTAAAGACATATGGTGCTTGGATTCCAAGTTCTTTCAGAGTCTTTAGGTTGGGTGCTTGCGGTAGTCTATCTGGACAACTAGCTGCGAATGCTTGTAAGTTTGAATTCTTAGTCTTCATAGACTCATAAGATTCATAACGATCAATCACCATAAAGATTCCATTGTTGCCAGCCATGTTAACTAAAGCATCGTTGTTTGACTTGAACACAATGTACTTGGTTGTAAACTTATACTTCTCACCCAATGCTAGTGCAGTTAGATGAGCAGCATTACCAAACCCAACACCACCAACAGTCAACTCTTTGTTAGCGTTGATTGGTCCATTTGTGATGACAGCCCAGCATGCATCACCAAGAGCATGGATAGGAACATAATCAGATTCTTTAATCTGCCCTGATGCTACGTTCTCGACAAATGCTGGTGCAATGATGCCAAGACTATTTTCGTCCATAGCCTTGAGAGCAATAATCTGATTACCACCTGGACGAAACTCAAGGATAAACTTGTATATACTTTGTTCTTTGTTTGCCTCATCAATGATTCTAAACATAGCTGGAGTCGCTGAGTGCGATGGGCTATACGGAGAATAAATTTTAATAGTCTCCGCTGCAAACAAATTCGTGCATACCATTGCCAGTAAAGCAATAATTTTCTTCATACTTTATTCACCTCTATATTACATTTTTCTAAAAAGTCAAGCCCATTAGTATCACGGTAAGAATTACGGTAATACACGGTATTTATACCAGCACCGTAAATCAGTTTGGCACAATCCACACAAGGAGCATGAGTAATAAACATAGTACTACCAAGACCAGATTCGTTCGATCTTGCCAGCTTAGAGATCGCATTAGCTTCAGCATGGATAACCTCTTTCTTAGTTACAAGTTTATACTTCATCCATTGGTTTGCATCTTTTGGTAGCAGCTGCTCAGACCAATCACCATCTTCACAATAGATCTTTTCCTCGCAGTTGTTATCCCAACCAGCAGGTGTTCCGTTGTATCCAATAGAAGTGATACGTTCGTCTTTAACGACTACAGCACCAACATGTAAACGACGTGAACTAGACAGCTGAGCAAACCTCTCTGCTGTGTCCATAAATGCATTAATCCATTTTTCTTTCATAATTTAAACTCTGGGTATTTTTGTTCAACTAACCTATACATAGCATTCCAAGCAGCAATGTAAGGTTTCTCTTTGTTATCTAGACCAATCATAATCTTTCTGCTTGAATCTGCCATAACATCTTCTCTTATCATAATGGCACGATCTTTATTGATTAACACTTGGGTTTCACAGGCAACCTGAAGTGCACGCATAGACGCCATAGATTCTTCTACGCAAGAACCAACAGTAAGGATACCATGATTTCTCATAATCAAATATCTTTTATCAGCAAGGTTTTGCTTCAACAGACGTTTCTCTTTTTCATCAACTACCAGTCCATAGTAATCGTGATACGCAAGACTTCTCAGACAAGTATATGCACGTTGAGTGCATGGCCATAGCCCATCTTTATCTGCAGCAACTGCCATACCTTCTTTAGTGTGAAGATGGATAATGCATCCAGCATCTTCTCGGTAATCATGAATTGCACTATGTATAACCAAACCAGCTGGGTTAACCTTACCTCTACCAGAAATTATTTTTCCACTCAGGTCTATCTTCAACAGGTTGCTTGCTGTGATTTCATCAAACCTAAGCCCATAAGAATTGATTAGGATGTGGTCTGTTCCAGGGATTCTCGCAGAAGCATGGGTGAAAATTAAGTCATCCCATCCATAGTGATAAATTATGCGAAAGACTGCAGCAAGTTTAAGCCTCAATGATTGTTCCACTACACACCTTTAATACAGAATCAAAATCCATATCATAAAAATCAATTACAAAAGTTTTTCTATTAGCTACAACATCTGGCAGTCTGTGCACTGAGTGGAATGGTTGGTTGTTAAAAAGATACCAAGAACCACTCTGTATAACTTCAGTGTGAACAACTTCTATGTCATCTGGAAAGGCAAACCTTAAAGTATCAGATTCTTTGAAGTCAAATTTCTTTTTATACCAACGTGTTTCGCAGTCAGGTTTTGATAAGGCATAAAACAAACCACATTTTCTATGATGATCTCTATGTGGTTGAATATAGTCGCCACCCTTAGCCCACTGCACCGTAATCTCACCACATATATTTCTTATGTTATCAGGTAACATATCCAGTAATTGCTGTTTGTATGGTTCTTTAACATCATACTGATTAAAAATCAAAGTATCCTTACCATAAGCAACTATTAGAGATTCATTGATCTTCTTTAACCACTCTGCAGTTTCACTACCCAACAAAGAAATGCTATTCTCATTTGAAAGATCTGGATCTTCGTGTGCAGAAATTTTAGCATTCTTCCAATGAGGGAATCTTTGCTTAGTGAATAAAGGCATGTCCGCAAACATGCCTCTAATTCGTTTTTCTACTAAAGGTAAAGAAAGATCTAATTTTAGAATATATGGATACATTCTTTGTATATTTTCTCGTTACGCTTTCGCTCCACTCGCTGGAGCCTGTGCGTTTTTTGATTTCTTCTCCTTTACAACTGGAGCAGGAATGTTATCCCAGATATCACTAACTAACTTATGTGTAATCTTTGGAAACAGCTTAGTCAATTTTTGATCTTTAACAGCAAGCATCAACTTAGCCTCAGAAGGGTGTACGTTCTCCAACAGTTGAATGAACAAAGTCTCACGACGAACAGAATTCAAGTCTGCACGACAGAACACATACAGCTTCTTCATTTCCATATGAAGGTTAGCTGGGCTCATACCGATCGGAGCAGCATCAGGTTTGAAGGGTGGATCGCCATCAGGTAAGATAAATTTCTTAGCAGGATCGAACGCATGTTCAAACAACAAGCGCAACGCTGCATTAGTTCTATGCTTCTCAAGTAATGCTGGATTGTCATTAATCTCAGCAAGAATTTCAGTTAATAGTTTAGTCATCAAAAGTCCTCAAGTTCGTCTAATAGTAAACGACATTTTTTCTCAATCAAATAGTTCATGATTGACATCTTGTCGCCAGTGGGTTTAGTATTTATGTAGGCTGACACGATTTCTTTAGAGACATCTTCAGGGATATACTCAAAATCAATCAAAGTTACGTTGCGATGCCAGTTACGACGCTCGTCATCATTCTTGCAAGCAATGAAACCATTCTCAATAAATTCTTGCAGTCGTTTAGCGGAAACAGGTTTCTGTCTCTCGCCAATCATAAACACATCATCTTTACTCAGGATGTTAGGAATACCATCGTCACCTGCTTTCACAATGTGAGTGATGTATTTCTCGTGCAACTCTTTCTTGGTTGCCTTCACATACTTCTTCTGAATAGGCGACCACTGTGTTACGTTGCTGTATTTTTGTAGCTGCACGAAGTCGTTGTCAGAAGAGAGGATCAAAACCTTCTGCGGTTCTTCAACCAACCCTTGCTGGATCAAACCATTATCTTGCGTCCACTTAGACAAGACTGCGATGATGTCATCAGCCTCAGCACGATCTAAGTGCAGAACACGATAAGGGAAATACTTTGCGATGTCTTCACGCATCTCAGACAGCGTGTCGAAGATCAGCGTCCAATCAAGTTCGCTGTTCTCACGTTGCTTCTTACGATTACCTTTGTAATGTTGGAAGAATTCTCTGCGCCAGTACTTACGTCCGTCGCAACAGATAACCAACTCGCCATACTCCTTACCGTATTTCTTCTTATAAGATTTGAGGGTGGACAGAGTCACATGACGAATCAGGTTTTTCACTTCCGACTCTGTCCCCTTCAATTCACGTTGAAAGGTTAGGATAGCACTCAGTGCTACTTGGGAATAGTCAACTAAAATCATATTAAAATGCTCCAAGCAAAATACATTCTTCATTAAACCGACCATTGGGAGTCGCAGGTTTTGTCTTCAGTGTTTTCATTGCACTGTTCAATGCACGTTTACCCAGCGACAACCCTTTGAAGAAATCTTCAGGTTTACGCAAGGTCATACGCTTGGATTCTTTCACATCAAACCCAATAATGGTAGTACCCTTTACAGACAACGTGTTACCGTTCTCACCTTTGTAGACACCAATATGTTTGTACTTAGTGTTGTAATACCATACCTCAGTAGAACCGATGATGGTTTCAGGTTTAACCGACTTGAGTTTAAGTTCGGCAAACTCTTTCAGATACTTCAGCTTCGATACTTGAACAGAAGCAGGTTTCTCTTTGCGCTTACGTGGCGCACGATTGACCTTAGCAGTCTGAACCATCTGATTACAGTCAGAAATAATAGCCTCAACAAACTCAGCGAATTTCTTCAACTCACGTTTAGTGAAGTTGGAGTAACCTTCCACAAGTTGTTTGTCGTCTCCAGCAATTGCTTCACGTAGCTCTGCTGCAGTTCGCACATAGAAGTCTCCGATGCGTTTTGCGATCGGTGCTGAGACGTTGTTTGCGAGCAGATAGTTCTTCGTTGAGAAGTCTGATGTTTTGTTAATGATAAAGTCATCGATAGCGCCTTCAATTTCTCCAGCCAACTCGTGCGCTTTCTCATCCATACGATCTTGGATTGAAACCACGTTAGTGACTGGCTTTTCTTCTTTCTTGACCTCAACGACTACTTGAGGTTTGTTTGTTAGTTGGATTAGTTCTTCAATCTTGTTGTTGAGGAAGTTAAGTTCCTTCTCTTCAAGATAAGAGTTGTGAGATAGCAGACGAGCAAGAATGCCAGCGTGACGAAATAAACTTTCGTCCAGCTTAGTCAAAGCAACAGCTGTTTTCTTATCTGTCTTTGCGACGTGTGCGATAAGCCATTTCTTCTTATCTTTGTCGTCGTTCTCAAAATTATAGTAATTCAGTGCAGTCAAAAGTTGGGCACGGTAGTTGCCCTCATCACTGATGGTTGGTTCGTTACCTTTAATCGAGGCAACGAGTTCTTTACGTTTCGCTGTATTCATAGCCATAGGTTTACACCTCCAAATTGAACCTTAATTATACCCTAATTCTGATTATTTGTAAACCCCCAGAAAAACTCCTCTGGAATCAACGAGTTACGTAATCCCTTACAGTTTGTAGGGTTATTTTGTACTCATTTTCCCACATGGAAAAGTGTGTGGAGTTCGGGATTACCACTTCCTCAATATTTGGGAAGTACTGCTTGAACAGGGTATAGCCACCTGTCGTTATTTCATAGTCGTACTGACCAACGATGCTCAGAATTGGTGGAACCTTGTTTGCAATGAAACCATGATTGCCACGCTTAGGGTAGAAGTTGCCAACATCATGAACGACTTTTGCTGGCACCTTCCATTCTTCTTTACCAATGACTGCTAGAATCTTTTCTCTCCAACCATCAACTCTGTTCGGCTTAGGAATCAGCTTGTCGCTGATGTTTCCAATTCTTTCTTTAATCAATCGTTCGATTCCAGTGTTCATTTCTTCTTGATGACGAACAAAGTATTTGATGTCTTGTCTGATGACTGGACTGTGAATGATTACCTTGTTAAAAAATTTCTGAGAAGCAATCAATGCAGGTGCAGTTGTCGTTGAGAATCCGAATATGGTTTTGGTTTCATAATCTTTGTTTATCTCAGCAGTCGCTTCTTCAATTTGTTTAGCGTATGCAATTCTATCATATGAGTAGAATGCTTTACTGTTACCATAACCGACTGGATCGAATAAAACTACATCGATGCCTTGCGAGCAAAACCATTCTGCATGTGTGAAACCCTCATCTGTCTTCCAGTCCCAGAAAACTCTGGGTGACAAACTTTGTCCTGGTAGAATAAACAGTAGATGTTTATTTTCAGATGAGGTATAGGTCTTTATGAAAGTTTCTTTTAGATAGCGTTCTTCAACCATGTTAGAATCTCATTCTCTTCAAAGTATCTATCTTCTAATCTAGTTACAGGAATGACATTACCAGCTGTTGAAGTCAGAAACATAGCATCGATGTATTGTAGTTCAGTATGTGGGATAATCGTGTATGTGAATTTGATATTGTTGGAATCACAAACCTTCTTCACCTGATCCATCACTGTGCCCTGTAAACGATTGTATGCTGGTGCAATAATTTCACCATCTTTAATCACAGCGACGTTAAATCCTGGACCTTCTGACAAACAACCATTTCGATTCAAAAGAACTGCAGTATCAAATCCACGTTCAATGGCTTGCCACTGCGCCAGCGACAAGTCTTGCCATGAAAAGTTTTTCATCTTCTGGTCGAACGAGTCATTTCTAAACACACCCTTAGCAACACATACAGTAGCACTGTTGGTAGAATTGAAACCGAAGTATGGCTTAGCATACGCCATAAACCTACCAGAGCATTTGTCAAGCGCACGAGGGTTACCAGTTGTTGGAATACCACGTGTCGAGCACAACCAGAGTAAAAGATCTTTAGTCGGCGATCGTTTAACAAGACTAACACATAACGCTTCAAGTTCATCGATAGGTGGGCAGTTTAGTCGCCACCCATCACAACTCGATTGGAATCGTGTTAGGTGCGCTTCAAAGTTTTGGATAATCCCATCTTTAACTGAGATAACATCATATGTTGCATCAGAATGAATAAAGCCAAGATCAAGAATAGAAACATTCAAATCTTTAACTGTGCAGTGAACACCATCTGAGTAAGCAGGATAGTCAAGCATTCATAAACTCCATTATGGTATCAAAGGCATTAAGTCTGGATGGTTCAATCATTACGTAGTGAGAAGAATCTGGTATAACCGAAGTAGTTTTGTTTGGAATGTTCATAAAAACATTTCTAGGATTATCTAGATTGTTTTTAGAATACCCATATTCAGAAAACAAAAATAATGTTTTTTGTTTAACTGGTTTGAGTAGTGAGAAATCTAGCGTCTTAGTGATAACAGCATTCTTGTTTTTAATATCATCATCGAAGAATTTATTCGCAGTATCTACATCTTCAATATACTTCTTCTGAGTATGATCAACTATTGCATCTGGGTCTACTAGAATCAACCCTTTGGCGTTTTCGTTTAAACATGCAACAGCAGGAAAACAACCAAAACTATATCCCATGATGTAATCGACTTTAAAGTTCTTACACTGGTCAACCACTTCAGGGAAGGTATCATTTATATCATAATCAACAGAATAGGTTTCAACTCCAGCGGAGTTTAGTAAGTTCTGAAAATTGTTATCAACGAATGATGAGGCGAACATGGTTTTGTGTTTCCATGTCGCACCCATAAAATACAGAAGGCTAAACTTACGGTTGCTGGGAAGTTTGTGATGTATTTGCACGAGTCACTTCTTCATACATCTCTACAAATTCTTCATGCTCTGCAGCTACCTGAGACATGCTCTGCTTGTGATAAACGATCGCCATCTTCTTAACAACTTTCTTTGAGATTTGAAAGTTATCAGAAACATCCTTAACGATGTCTTTAATCAAGTCACGTTCAGCTTCAGTACGTGTCATCGATGCACTGATCTCACGAATAGCAGCAAAGATTTTCTTGCGATCTTCAGGAGATGAGATACTCATTTACGGCTCCCGAAACTAAATGCGCTACCACCAACTGCACCACTGAGGATGATTGATGCCATCCAAGTATCAAGAGTTACTGGGATTGCGAGCACAGGGAACAGTGTGTTCAAAGACCAAATAATCGCAATAGGCATTACGATGATAAGAAGCACAACGAGTGCGATAATAGCTAAAACTTTCATAGTGTAAACTCCACTTTAATTACTGAATCCCAACGGAATGATCTCCATTCACTTTTCTCTGTATCAAAGACTCGAACTGCGGATCCAGCAGACGTGCTAGCTGCGCCTTCGGTTTTTGGTTGCTTGTCTTTAGGGATGAGATTTTCGACAAGGGTGCAACGCATTGCTCTTTCACTACCATCTTTCTTGGTAAAAGTAATGCACAGATCTTTGATTTTGTCATCGTGGAGAACTCCAAGTGTCCAGGTTTTAAATTCTTCAAACTCTTTATCGGTTTTGAATACTGTTTGCAATTTTCACTCCTTCATAATAATCAACTAATGGTTTCCAAAAAGCAAGAAATTCTTCTTGCGATGCATAAAGTTCTTTCTTGACTTTATGACCAGCAACATCAGATTCAATCAACGTCTGAATGTAACCTTTCGGTACTGGGATTTCTTTAACACTCAGAGTATGAGGATAATCCATATGTGTTTCCTTTGTGCTTAGGTTTACGAATGTACTTCACCTTAGACTCCTCAGTGCGTAGACGGTACTTCGGTGTCCTCAAATCCTTGGCTACAAGGTTTCTTGGCTTAGGTAAATTATACACTAGTTTCGTATTCATGTCAATCTTCTTTTGAGCCTTTTGCTCTTGCATTTGCAATCTTTGCACGTTCAGCTGACCATTCAGCATGGATCATCTGTCGTTTAAAGATGTTACGTTCTTCTTGGTCTTTGAATGGCAGAAGAGCCAGCAAAGTTTTCGTTCTTTTAGAGAGACGAAAGTTTTTATCTGTTTTCATATATTCCTTTAAAATGAGATTAGGTTGCTTATTTAGCTAATACAAATCTAATCAACCCTAACACTGTTAGTATACCCTAAAGTCAAATAAAAGTAAAGTATTGCAAACAAAAAACCCTACCGAAGTAGGGTTTTGCAATAAGTCTGGTAAGAAACTCAGATAGGTAACCACAACCAGATAGCTTGGGACATTAACAATGCTGCAAATCCACCAACACCAATACTTGCGTTGTAAAGTTTATTGTTAACTGCAAGAATAGAAGCAGTCAACAAAACAACTGCAATTTGAAATAGAGAACCAGCGTAAGTATACCATGGGCTACGTTGTTTGGCAACTGATCTCTCAGCTTCTAAACCTTTAGCCTTCGCCAACAACTCTTTCTTGCCTTCACCAGTTGCTGGATCAGACTCGTAGCGATCAATCTTCTTTTGCAATGCTTCAGCCTTCTTAGTATCTTTAGCACGAACAGCATCGTCATATGCCATCTCAGCTAAAGTACCTTTGATAGACTTAGCTTGATAGAATGCGTATGTGTTATTCGCATCAATCGTGTTATTCAATACCTTACTAGAATTGCTACCACCCATATAAGTATTAATGGCCAATAGAGCAGCCAATACGGTAATAACCCACCCTGCTTTGTCTTTGATGAGGGCTTCTCTTTCGCTTCTACTAAGAGGCTTCTTTTCTTCTGTCATGATTTTACTCCTTATGCTCAATTCATTATTTAGCTAATGGGTTATCCAATGCTTTCTGAATCTTAATATCAACTGTTCGCTCGATACTCTTTAAGTGAGCATCTGTTTCACGAGATAGCTGCTTCATATTGTTATCAACTTCTTTAGTAGAAGCTCTTACTTCAGAACGAACTGCTGTCATTTCTTGGCGAACTGCTTGAATAGACTGGTCAGTCTCACGTGATGCTTGCTTTTGGCTGCGCTCTACGCTCTCAGCAACACCCTCAACACGACGGATATCATTCTTCAAATCGTTCTTAATATCTTGAGTATACTGAACTGCTTTCTCAGAGTTCTGCATAGTGATTTCCATCTTCTTGTTCAACTCAGACAAGTCTGGAGCCACATATTCAGCGATACGCTTCTTCATAGACTGGTAGTCTTTGTAAACTTCGAAAGCACCATAAAGACCACCCAGAGTGGATGATACGATAGTGAACGCAACCATCAACTTAGCAGGTGTAAACTCATACCCACCGATGCTGATAACTGTATCCTTGCTAGCGTACTTCTTCATCGCTGCTTCTGCTTCGTCAATCTTAGCGTTGACGTCTTTAATTTCTTGTGCCATTTCATTTCTCCTTGTATTGTGAATCGACCATTTCATTGTGTAGTCTATCAGTACCACTGAACATTCTTAGAGTAGCACGATTTTCAATATTTTTCTGATTGTTGTAAACTGTAAATGGTCTGTAACCATTTCCATCAGGTAAAGTTGCCTTACCATAAACATCAAATCCTGGAGTGAATCCCATTGCTTGGATGACTACGTTCTGCATCTGTTTCTGAGATTCCATGTCAGCGACTTTACCCATCTCGTTGGCAAGATTCTTACCTCTTTCTACAGCCTCTGCTCTTGCAGCAGCTTGTCTTCTCTCAACTAATGCTTCACGATTAGTTTGTTGTGATGGCTTAGAATCACCACCTTGTGGTGCTTGTGCCATCTGTGTGCCACCTGCAGGACCATCTTCTTTTCTTGCTGGTCGTTCACCTGATGGTTCTTCCTTCTTTTCTGCTCTCTGCTCTTGTTTTCTTCCACCCTCACCCTGCGCTTGTTGTGGACCAGCAGTTGGAGGTGGTGGAGGTGCTAATTGAACTGGTGCTGCTGGCGCAGCTGAACTGTTCGCTGTAGTAGTCGTTGGTGTAATTGCTTTATCAACATTAGTATCACCTGTTTTAGAAACACCAGTTGAAACTGTACCATCCGTACTTACTGTTGTGCTTGCTGTATTTGTTGCAACAACTGTATTCGTTGGATCACTTGCTTTAATAGCTGCTGTACTTGATAATGATCCATTAACTGCAGTTGATACTGTAGAGTCTGACGAAATTGGAGTTAGATACTTGATAGCATAAGCAGTGGCATATCCCTCACACTTTGTTGAGTATAGAGAGTCTTTAATACACTGCGCATTTAAATACGCCTGTTCATATCCAGCACATGTAGTGCTGTATAGAGGGTTGACGGAGCACTGGTATGTTAAATATGCAGCAGCGTATCCTGGGCATGTAGGATCGTACAACACGTTAGCAGTACATTGTTGTGTTTTGAATGCTTCTGCATATCCTGGGCAGTCAGTTGCAGAAAGTGGGTTGGCAGTACATTGTTGTAGTTTATACGCAGCAGCGTAACCAGAACAAGATGTTGATGAAAGCGGATTGACTACGCATGGGTCTGGTGTATATTGCCAGTTACTCCACTGATTGAATACAGCACCAGTTCCATTCACCTGATCAACCATAGCAAATCCACCCATGTTTGACAACAACTGTGTTGTTGGAAACAAATATGTAAAGTTGGTCGACCCACTAGTATTTTGATCAGTGTGAGAGTGAACCTTAGAATATAAAATGTTTGAATTTATATCTGTAACAGCAACACCCACATCAATAGATGAAGGATCCCACTTAGAACATCCAAGAGTACCATCTGTATTTTGTCCAGCAACTGAACACCATGTTCCACCTAAAACATAATCATAACCATACTTAAATCCATGGATCTTAACACCAGAACCAGAAAGACCAAGTGCTTGATTGATAGCGTAACTTGTTGCTAGTATATTTTGAGATGTTAGAATATCAGTGAAACCTGCACAAGCAGAAGAGTACAATGGATTATTAGTACATTGTTGTGTTAGATAAGCAGCAGCATAACCTGGACAACTTGGACTTGATAGAGGGTTTGATGAGCATTGATCGAATGTATAGTTTAGAGTTATTGATGGATCTTTAACTTGTGGACCATAGTAACCTGCCCAAAAACGCTGATCTTTGCCTGTGAAACTTAAAGAGAAGTTCGCAATACTTGCTACGGCTAAACCACTGGTACCAAAGTTCTCTGTTCCACTAATCTTAGTCCAATCAGTAGTTGTGCCGAGAGTCCAAGTTTTATTGTGAAGAGAAGAACCATCAACACCAGCAAAGTTTACTGCAGCTGATAGAGTTCCATTGTATGGGTTTTGATTTAAATATTCCCAAGCATAATTATACCCAAGGATAGTCATACCACTATTTTGAAGTGCTTGACTAAATGCGTAAGTATATGCAGCAGTTTTTGTTTGATATCCAAAGTAGAGTGTATTGGTAGTAGAGTTATATCCAGGGGTACTACCACCAGAAACACCACCACCAGTTCCACTATACGATGTCGTTCCTGTCCAACCACCTTGTTGATTGTTTATGTTAACAAGGTTTGGAGAAACCATAGTTCCCGTTACGTTTACTTGTGCAGTAACGTGGCTGGATAGAAATCCTGCCATTAAAACAGCAGCAAGAAACTTGACTAACTTCATGGGTTAGTCCTTGCTCTTAACTTTCTGTGGGATTCTTTCTGGATTTGCTGACCAAATTTCTTTGGCTTGCTCACCGATCTTGCCATCGACTGGACATGGAGTTCCAGCATTCATCATGGCAGTGAAGACACGTTCGTCTTGACACATGATAGCAACTGCAGCAACTTTCATACCCATATCATAGACGCCACGAGCGAGTTTTAGTCGTTCGCAGTTTTTATCTGTCATGGTTCCACCCATGGAGATACCTAAGATTTGAGTTTGAACTGCACCTGATGCAGCAACTGCACAAACATCTGAATTGATGACTGTGATTGCTGGTGCTACTGCTGTTGGTGGTGGGGAGTGGACAGTTGTTACACTGGTTGAGTTCGAATCAGTAGTGCTTTTAGAAGTCGAGTCAGTAACGATTGTTTGTGCAATCGCAATAGATGTAGTCATGACAAAAAGCACCGCTGTGTAAGCGATGTTTTTGATCATCTTGTTTACCCTTATGTGAGTTGGTTAATCAACTATAAACTATTTAGGTCTTGTAAAACTCTACAGATATTGTATCGGTTACGTTCACTTCGGTATTATCTAAACTAATTAGTTTTTTAGTGTTTGCATGTTCATGCACTTCAACTAGTGGAGTCATCTCAGGTTCTTCTTGTGGGTGGAAGAACTCTTTAATTATTTGTTTAGACTCTTCAGGAATTTGTTGGATCGGGTCTATTTTTTTAAAAAATACATCAGACCACTTATCAGTCGGTTTATCTTCAGTTAACCACTTAGGAACCCAATCAATAGGTTTAGGTTCTTCTGATTCTATTTCTGCTAGTTCTTCGGCTGTTGGTTTTTCACCAACGTCTGCTACGTATACAGGAACAGTATCATGTAGTAGTTCTTCTTCGATAACTCCATCTTCTTTCTTCATTTGCCAGTTTGCTGCCATTAACAACAATACTGCCAATGGATCAAATACCATAACAATAAGAATGATAACCCAACGAACTGACTTCTCTAGGATATCAGCATCTGGGTTATCACCATAAATTAACGCTGCGATGTACTTGATCGGTCCGACTTCGGCTTCGACTTTGCGGACTTCGCTGGCGATGGGCGCTCTTTCTTCGTTGAGTTTGGCGATCTTGGTTTGCGCTGCACCGATTTCGTTGAGGATTCTGGCTCTGTCTTTTTGCTGTCCTCTACGGATGGCAATGGCTCGCTCTGCACCACCTGCGTCGGTTGTTCTTGCGATGGTTTGATCCACTTGAGCATCGAGTTGAGTAAGTTCTTTACGGCTTGCATTTACATTCTCCTTTTCGGTTTTAATTTTTTCATCAATTAATGCTAACTTAGATGCTATGTCACCAGTTGGCACTGCTTGATCTAAGTGTGCTTTACTTAGATATCCAAAGATACCCATTGATGTTAACATCATAAGGATAACTAAAGCTGTTGTGAAGTAGGTCTTCATCAACAAAGGCACTTCTTTCCAACTTCTGTATAGCCATGAAGCGACAACGAGTTTAGATGCTTCTAGTAACGACCCCATAATAAAGATGGGTATGACTGCAGCTGCGAAGATCGCAACCAGACCCATAATTGAATAATAGGCTGCACAGGCTGATAATGCCAGCGCAGTTACTAGGAGAAGATATTTCATTCGTATTGTTCGGAAATGTCTGTAATTGAGTTCACGTTGTTCTGAGTGACCCAACTAAACCAAGTTTCATTATATTGAGGGTAATGTGTGTTGTTACCACCAACCAACTTATAGCCATTAATTTCTCGTTCAGCAGTTGTTTGAACATCTTCAACGAATGGCTTTAATCCGACTGGATTTAATCCGACTAATACTGTTCTTTCCACACCAGTATTAGATACAGTTTTGTAAACTTTCCAGCAAGTAACTTCTTTCATAATAGCCTTTAAAATTTTAGTGTGCTTCTGTGTACTCTGACTTGAATATGACCATTGTAAAACTCATCAGGTTTTTCCAACACCTCATATTGAAATTGCAACTTAGCTTCTACGTAAGACATCGTTCCCTTAGACTTACAGAAATGCAAAATTTCTCTGCGGAAGTTTTCTTTCCCCAGAGAATTTACGTCAGCAGATAATTCTACGCTGGAACCATAATAGTCCATCCAATCAGAATCAGTTTGGGTTTTAACCTTCTTCTTCTTTTTGGTGCCATTCTTCAAGGTAACAGTTTTCTGTTTAGTCCTTGAAAACTTAGCCAGCTTCTTACCGATATACTTTCGATTGTTGAGTTGGTTCGTTATTAGATAAACGAACCCAACGCAATCTTCGGGTAACTCTTGTATAATTTCGTTATTATAAAACCACATTAGAATAAACAATTAGTCAATGAACTAATTATTTAGTCTTCGTCCTCATCTTTAAATTCTTCTTCCTCGTAGATATCGCCAGAACAAACTGGACAGTATACGATATCTTCGAGTTGATGATCACTTCCCTTTAACAAAATCTTTCCATTCGCACCACATTCATTACATTCGAAGTGTCTTGTTGTCATTACGCTGCCTTTGCCCAAACGTCTCCCCATGTTCCGCTCAATGCACCTTTAGCATAATCTGTAACACGATTCTCAAAGAAGTTACCGTGCACTGGTGCATTGATCATTTCTTCGACCCATGGAAGAGGATTCTTTTTAACTTTGAAGATGCCTTTCATACCTAAGGAGATGAGGCGACGATCTGCGATGTAACGAATGTATTGTTTAACATCAGCTGCAGACAAATCACGCATATCACCATTAGCGTAGCAGAGATCGATGAACTTGTCTTCTAGTTCAACCATCTTTTCGGCGATTGTATATATCTTTCCTTTGAGTTCATCATTCCAGATCTCTGGATTTTCTTTGATGAATTCTTTAAACAAACGAATCATGTTCTCAGAGTGCATAGTCTCATCAACGATAGACCATGTAACGATCTGTCCCATCCCTTTCATGATACCATGGCGTGGGAAGTTTAACAACATGATGAATGAAGAGAACAGCTGCATACCTTCAGTGAAAGCAGAGAATACTGCAATGTGCGTCGCAGTAGACTCAAGTGTTCCATTGCGACTGGAAAGTTCTGTCACATAATCATGCTTATCTCGCATCTCTTGATATTCAAGAAACTCATTGTAAGTTGCCTCAGGCATACCTAGAGTTTCAATCAAGTGAGAATATGCTGCAATGTGAAGAGCTTCACGTGCAGCAAAGCCAGAAAGCATCATGCGAATTTCAGGTTGTGGGAAGTATGGAAGATAGTTCTTCACATAACCACCAGCAACGTCAATATCACCCTGTGTGAAGAAACGGAAGATGTTAGTCAAAAACTTCTTTTCTTCAGCAGTTAGTTTCTTCTTCCAGTCTTTCACATCTTCAGCCATCGGCACTTCTGTATGCAACCAGTGTGCTTGCTCGTGCTTCAACCAAGCCTCATATGCCCATGGATAATTGAATGGTTTGAAATACGTTCGTTCATCAGTCATTCTACTAGTTTTATTCTTTACCATTTTATTCCTTGTCTGTAATTAGTTCTATTGCTTTTATTTCTGCATTCCATCTGGCACCAATAACTTCACGATAACCCTCAGGGGTTAATATTACTACTGCCATATGGTTTTTTGTTTTTGGTCCACTGCCACTATTTTTATCTGTATTATCCATCCATAAGGATTTTATTGCCCAGAATAAATCGTATGCGTCCATTTTATCCCTCGCAAGCCAAACATTCATTTCCCTCTGCGAGAGCTTGCAGATCAATCTCTTTAATCACTTCACGTTCGATACGCTTGGAAACTTTATCAGCCTTAGCGATCTTATCAGAACGACAGTAGTACATAGTTTTCAAACCTTGCTTCCATGCTTGGAAGTGAACTGCATGGATATACTTGATATGACTATCTGGACGGAAGAATACATTCAATGATTGGGCTTGGTCAATAAACTCTTGACGATCAGCAGCATGTTGAACAACCCAACGCTGGTCAATCTCCATAGATGTTTTGAACACATCTTTCGCCCACTGATCCATCCAATCGATATGTTGAACTGAACCATCGTTAGCAATGATGCTAGACCATACTTCGTCTGCCCAACCTTCTTTATGAGAAGCAGATTCTTTCTGAATTAGCTGATCCAGATAACGATTTTTATTTAGGTGAGAACCCGATAGAGTGTCCTGGCGATAAGCGTTAGCCCTATAAGGTTCAATACTAGGAGAGGTATTGCCCATAAGAATGGAAGAACTAGCATTGGGAGCAATTGCCATGAGATGGCTGAAACGATTACCAGTACCTTCAGCGTCTGGTGCCTCACCTCTTTCCAATCCCAACTGCTTGTTCGCATCATTTAACTTTTCTCTAATGTGTTTGAAGATTTGTTTGTTCTTGCCAACAGCCATCGGCGACTCCCAAGGAAGATTGTTGCGCTGAAGGAAAGCATGCCACCCAAGAGCACCAATCCCAATGCTGCGCTCACGTTCTGCAGAATACTTAGCTCGGGCAATGTGGCTTGGAGAATTATCAATGAAATACTGAAGAACATTATCAAGCATCTCTGCCACGTCTTTAAGGAACAAAGGATCATTTTTCCACTCATCATAATACTCCAAGTTTAGGGATGACAAACAACAAACGGCAGTACGTTGCTCATTTGTTGGCAGAATAATTTCTGAACACAAATTGGATTGATGAACTTTCAATCCTTTATCCTTCAACCATTGAGGGAGGTGTTTATTACTGGTATCAATAAAATGTAGATACGGCTCGCCAGTTTGCATACGCATTTCTAAAACACGTTGCCAGAGTTCTTTGGCAGAAACTGTTTCACGAACTTCATGAGAATGTGGATCAACCAAATTCCAAGAGTCGTCTGCTTCTGGATCAATCATGCATCGTTCAATAATTTCCATGAACGAATCAGGAATATTAACACCATGGTGCATGTTAAGAGTACGCATGTTCTGATCGCCTGTCGGCTTGCGCATCTCTAGAAAATTGATAATATCAGGGTGAGATATGTCAAGATAAGCAGCGTAAGAGCCACGACGAGTGCGACCTTGGCGATAAGCCAAAGACGAAGCGTCATACATTTTGAGATGAGGCATAACCCCAGTTGACTTGTCGTCAGCTGAGCGAATACCAAAACCAATGCCAACACCGCCACCAAGCATACTAAGCCAGTTAGTTTCGCTAAGATTATCAACTAGACCCTCCGCTGTATCTTCAATATAATTAAGGAAGCATGATATAGGAAGACCACGCTTGCTGCGACCAAAAGAAAGAATGGGAGTAGAATAAGAGAGCCAATGCTTACTGCTGTACTCATATAATCTTTGTGCATGTTCTGGGTTGCTCCCGAATTGTTTCGACACAAAGGCGAATCGCTCTTGCGGACTCACCTCATCATCTTTCATATAACTTTCTTTTAATCTGATTCTGCCTAACTCATCAAATAAACTATCACGTGAATAGTCTACTGTAATGCCATGCACAACACTTTCCATATATTACTCCAAACTTTTTTATTCTTTATTTACAAAGTCACCCACCATAGGGAAGACTTCAGCGATTACTTTTGCACACTCACGTGCAACTTCCATATGTTCTTTTTGAGTGCCATTTGCGCTACGCAATTCAATAAAGTGAATCCAACTACGCAATGTGCCATTCATATACAAACGAGAGACAGTCAGTCCCTCAGGCAATACTGCTCGGGCTTGTTCTTTAGCAATCCCGTTGGCAATAGCCCATTTATATTCTTTCTCAACAGCGTACAACACACGCTTTTGAGCACGTTCCCATTCAATAGCAAGTAATCTTTGGGCTTCATCTGTCTTGTCTACTTCGACAGAGTTTTGCCTATTTTTTGTATCTTGCCATCTCGCTTCACGAATCACGAAAGCGTCACCGATCTCTGCAGTAGGATCTGCATATCGTTGACTGAATTCTTGGAACGAGAAAGAACGATGACGTAACATCTGACGAGCGATGTCACGAGTGGTTTCAACTTCAAGACAAGCACTGACCATTTCTAGTGGCGACCAGTGTTTATTCTTGACCAAATAACGAATTAACTTCTCTGCTGTATCTGTGTTGAATTGGTTGCTAGGATTACTGACACGAGCACAAAACGCAACTAACTCTTGTGCATCCATTAAACCTTCATCATACATTTGTCGGGATGGTTTGCTGTAACTAATTAACTTAACTTTCATATTTTCTTCCATTCTGAGAATTTCAATTTCGCTTCCAACCCTGAAAAGGTATTGTTATTTATCAATTTGAAAATGTCATCTTGGTTTTTGCCAGACAAAATCATCTCATTAATATCCTTTTCCACTACACTTTCAGGAAACATGCATACAGAATACCCAGCATTGATATTCTTTTCCATTAACTTAACAATCTCTTTACTTCTAGGTTCGTTGTCCATTACCAACGTGGCATTTGCGAGCAAAGCACGAACAGTAGTGGTATCAAAACTGCTTCCTGAAACAGCGATTGCGTTCGGTAAAAATAAAGAGTCAATCGGTCCTTCAACAACGTATATCCTTCTTCCAAAATCAATGCGATCAAGTCCATAAATTTTCTCCTGCGTTTCATCTACCTTAATGGTATAATACTTAGGCTGCTCATCTCCATACGCTCTTGCTTGAAAAGCGAAACACTTTCCAGCAGCAGTAAAGAATGGGATAATCATCCTCGGGTGTTCACCCTCAATCGGCTCTTGAAATTTTGGAGTGACTGAGTTTGTGAATGCTTTAAACTTTGGTGCAAAGTACAAAAGATTCCATTTATCTTTTGGAATCTTTCGTTTAATCAAATACTTGACTGCTGGGTGTGTTATGTCCAACAAATCTAATCGTGTTATGCCACTGAGGATGTCATCCTCAAGTAGTTCTTGTTTCTTTTCTGGGATAATTTCAGCTACGTCTTTGTGTGCATTGTATTTTGATGCACCACCTTTGTAGCGTTCGAGCACATACTCATCATATAGTTTAGAATCAACATACTTGATAAGGTTACCAAGATTAGTACCATAACCACATTTGTGACATTTAACAAACAAGTCTGACTTCGCACGATAGATGTACCCACGTGCTTTCAGTTTGTTCTTTGTACTATCCCCACAAACTGGGCAAGAATAGTTCCAAACATAATCTCTTGTTTGTTTGAAATTTCTTAGGCGTGAGCCAAGAATGTTTGCAAACTTAACATCAATGTATAACATAATATCTCCACTAGAGCAATTATTTTACTCTAGTTCACGATAAAAAGCAAATTTTATTTTGAGAATAACTTGCTGAATAGATCTAGGTGACCTATTAGATAACCGCAAACAATTGCACCACCTACAATCATGAAACGCCACTTCTCAAGAATATCAACTCGATTATTCATCGCATCAATTTTCTTTGACATGGATGTATGTTGTTCAGCGTCTGACTTTGCAAGTTGATCAATCTTCTGGTCGATGTGATCAGTGATCTCACGTGTATTTGTAGTAATACGTGAGTGTAGTTCTTTGATGTCTTGCTTCACGTCTGCAACATCCTCTTTAATAGATTCTACTTGTGCTTCCAATTTAGCAACTCTTTCTGCGTCTATCATTTAACACTCTCGTAAATAGTCTTTTGTATATTATACCACTCAATCCACGAGTCCAGTTTTACTGCGCATGTATAATATTCAGAATAATTTTGCGTGACGTTTTTAGCAACGTCACTTAACTTAGCATCTTCTTCTAATTTTTGTAGGTTTGGACATTTCTCTAAAGAAAGTTTCCCTGGAGCATCAGGAAACTTTGCTCTGACTGGTACTGTCGTTGAACAACCAGTTAATACTAGAAGTGCTACGATTGTTAAAATCTTTTTCATTTTGGTGGCTCCGCTGCATCATTAAGTGCTTTAACAAATTCTTTTGGTATGACACACTGGTTATCATACTTAACGATTTCTCTATCCACATATTTCACAATATCATCGCCACGAGTTCTTACAAGTTCAATCTTTGTTCTTGTCTTCTCAATAATCTTTACATTCTCTTTTACAGATTCGACTTCAGCTGCAGCAACTTTAGCTTCCATCTCTTTCACACGAAGTTCCCACTTCTCTTGATTAGAGATACCACCTTCCATGTAGATTCCACAAACCAAAATAATAATAGAAGCTACCTGAATAGGTAAGCGATATGTAGAAACTAGTGGGATGAATCTCAAGAAGAGAGATGCGAATAAACCAACAACACCTGCTGCTACTATTAGGTGAAAAATCCAGTTAGGTGCAAAGTCAAGTATCCACATATCAAGCCTCTACTGGTGGTTTTCTGCGTGCTATATTTTTATATTTCTTAATGTCTTTAGACATTGGGACTGGTATGTCAGTGTTGACACCAGATCCTGTAACATTTGCTACTGCTGCTACAACAGGTCCACCATCTTCCATGATCGGGTTCTGTAGAAAACGAGTAACTAAAATTTCTTCCTCAACCAAACATAAACCGCTGTTGAGTTTATCGATAATCTGAGACAACTGACTTTCCATTAAAGTAGTTGTTCTATCATTGCGCTCATAGTATTCTTTAACGAGGAATAGTGCAGCAATGATGTTCTTAAGTTTGGAATCTCCACCTGGAAGTTTTCCAAGAATCTTTTTCATATTAAAGACTAGACGATGCAGATATGTGTATGCATCTTTCTCTTCAGAAGTTCTGAGTGTGGTCGTCTTCTTCAGGTTATTACCCTTAGCATCAATGATGCCAAGTTTAAATGCCTTAGTATCAGTAAACGGAGTTACCAACATCGATAGAATTCTATATGCTATCAAGTTGTCTATAATTCTACTCATATCTTCCTTAGTACAGAAACAATCTTTTCGTCAAGAGGATAGTCGGAAAGTCTAATCGAAAATTCAGGAATTTCTTCTGGCATTCTTTCCAAGTAAACTAAGAAAGTGATTAGCTGTGGCCATAAATCTTTTTCTATTTTGTAGAACAACATTCTGGTGGTTGCGATACCGAATATGTTATACAAAACAATAATATGGTTCAGTATTAATCTCTCTCTTAGTTCACCTGAGTTGGTATATCTGTAAATTAACTTCTTCAGATACACAAACTTTTTCAGATCGTCTTCAAACTCTGCAATATTATGACATTGAGGGTTGTCATAGTGATGCATCGCATAAACTAAGAAATTCGAATCATTTAATTTTTCTTCCATAATCCCACATAATTATCAAAAGGGAGGCGAAGTGCCTCCCATACATGATTATTTATTATGCGTCTGGAACAGTTGCATCATCTGCATTATCGCCAGCAACAACAGCAGTAACGCCCATTGCTACTAATACTTCAGACTTGTTACGAGTGCGACCTTGAGCATCAGTATAAGTTGTATACTTAACCCAACCAGAGTGTGCCATACCTTTTGCTTTGTTAGCAGCAACAGACTCTTCAGTCATGTCAACACCGAACGTAGCTGCTTTCTCAGCAGTAGTAAGGTACTTTGGCTTGCTGCCAGCTGCGTCTGTTTTTCCCCATAGTGCCATCTTATTTCTCCTTAGTGGACAGTTTAATTATCTTCTTGCGCCAGATTTAGATCCAGCTGGGCGACCACGACCACGTTTTGCCATGTTGCCTGTTGGTTGCTCTGTAGTTTCTTTTTCAGCTTTATCATAATCACGCTCATGCTTAACACCACTTGAAGTTACAGTGCTAGTGCCAGAAGAAGTTTTAGTTTCAGAACCAACTTTACCTCTGGTTGTGTCTGGGAACTTCTTCTTATACTCTGGAGTGCCTGGCCATAGAGCTTCATCAATGCTTGTTAAAAAATCTTTGTATGATTTCATATTTGTTTCCAATTCTCCGTTTTCGAACTCTTCGTTATTTTGCTTTGGTAAATTTGAAGAGACTTTAAACTTATGTAATTTACCATCACCCAATTCTTTGTGGGCTTGGATATGAACTTGTTTACCATCGTTCTTGATAACCTTGCCTTGCATCTTATCGCCAGTCTTGCTAGCATAGAAGTCTACATCGTTTCCACTCTTTTGGTGGATGTCCATCTTAGCGTGGTCAGGGTGCATCAAACCATGGGATGCATACTCACGACCATTGATAAACCCTTCATCCAATTCAACTTCTTCTTTGAATTTTTTCTTAACATTTGCAGCTGCATCACCAACATCTTTAGCAGTATCAAGAACTGCGCCAGCTACACGTTTTACTGCACGATAAGGAACACGTACTGCTTGCTTAACAACTTCTGCAGTTCCCTTAAAGATACCTTCTTCAACATGTTCCACTTCTTCAGATGTAGGCTTAACACCAGTGTTTCTGTCGTGAGCACGTTGAAGGTTAGCTGTAGTCTTTTTAACATGACTCATAGAAGGAGGCGCACCAGTTTTATAAATGCTGTCCATCTTTTTCTTGATGTAAGATTTAACAGTTGTCTTCTTCAACTCATCAAGTTGTTGGGACAACTCAAGTAATTGTTCGTGTGACAGAGATTTAAGTTCTTCTAGCATCTGTTCGTCAGTCATGTCGTACCCTTCGTTACGTGTATTAGTTGGATGACCATTAATTGGTTTATTCTTTTCTTTGTGCGCTTTGTTCTCAGGTGTTCCCTTGATGTATTTTCTATCAAGAGTTGGAGCAACTGGAGCATTTTCTTCTAGTTCAGATTCTTCTTTAACTGGTTTGCGCCACTCTTTATTACCATGGTGACGATCTAGATGTTTTGCTAGAGATTCTTTATCGCTTGCGCTAGCATTCTTGTGGTAGTATGCTTTCTTTGCAGAGTCAGCGTTGTACATACGTGGATTGCTGGCGATTTCAGATGGATCGAGAGCTTCTTCTAGTTCAACTTCTTCGTTACGTTGCTTGGCATAGTAAGCAGCGAGAGCCATCTCTTTACGCTTCTCTTTAGACTTACCTTCAAACTTTGGGTTGTCAGAATGAATGAAGTCGTGGATCCATTCAGAAGCAGCTGCATCTTTAGAAAGAACTTCATCTAAAGTTTCTTCTTTAAGGTCATCTTTAATTTGCGCTTTTGATTTGCCATATAACTTTGTGAACATTTCTGGAGACATAGTTTTGATATGATCCTTTACGGCTGACTTATCAAATTTACCTTCTACCAGTTCTTTAAACTTAATCATTTTTATTATTCTCCAGACTTTAGGGATGCGTCCAACATCCAACCATGTTTCTTATGAGCATCTAATCTATCTGCAATAAAGTTGGCGAAGCCTTGTTCTTTAGCTTTAATTAACAGATCTGACAATTTATTTAGGCTGTCGATGGTTTTGTTGTTGGCTACACGCAAATCTTGCAACATACCCTTAACGTCAGTAGCAGCGTTATCTGTATCGATTGTAGTTACCTTATACAACTCTTCAATATTCTTTGGAGCATATTCTCCAAGGGCACGAATCTCTTCAGCGAATGTGTCAACAGAACCATACAACTCTTCGTATAAGTTACCGAAGAACTCATGGTATTGAGAGAAGAACATTCCTTCCACATTCCAGTGGTATGCATGTGCCTTGAAATACATCAAGAATGTATTCGCCATTGCAATTTTAGCAGCTGCTACATTTTCATTCATTTCGATTCTTTCTCAACTTTCTTACCAACATATTTTCTAAACTCTTGGTATTTCTTTTTGTTAGCATCAATCTTCTTAGCTAACTCTGGGTCGCCTTTGATCATCCAGCCTGGACGCATATTGTGCTCTGGCTTCAAACCTTCTTTAACTTGTTTCTTCTCGGCTTCTTTACGCTCACGCTCTTTACGTTCTTGCTTAGCCATCTGGGACATTCTCTTATTGAACGAAGGCTTCTTCCAATATGGAGTTGATTCTTCTTTAACAGACAAAGACTTCTCGTGATGCATCTCAGCCTTCTCAGCATGTTTGTCTGCAGAAGCAGAACGACCTTTAGAGTCATGCCATTCAGACATAGAGTCGTGATGGTCTGCCATGTGAGCATGGAATGATTTCATATCACCCTTTGCTTCAGCATCATTTGCTTTTGATAGATGCTCTTCAGCATCATCATAGTGTTTATTATCTTCTTGGATGTAATCTTTAAAACGAAACATTTGGTGTCCCTTTAGTATACTTGCTGTGTGTTAAACGAGCAGATTCAATTCTACGTACACGTGGAGCTAACTTCATAGCAACACGATTAATAACAGCTTTGCGTTTCGCTAAAGCACGTTCGATTCTTTCCTTTTCGCCAACAGAGATCTTGTTAACATCACGCCCACGCAGCAGACGTTTCTTCATTAACTTAATCGCAAGACGACGAGAACGCTTATTGATAACTTTAGAAGAAGAACGAGTCTTTAATGCAATCTCAGCTTTACGTTCACGTTTGGCTTTAGTCTTAGCGAAACGAACACGAGCACGCATGCGTTCAGAACGAGAAAGAACTTCAAGAATAGTTTGCTCTGCAAGTTCAGGTTCTTCTTCGATCTCTTCTCCAGTTTCTGGATCAATCACAGAGAACTCTTCATCATCATAAACATCTAAGATGTCATCGTCAGATGTAGAATCAACAATGTGATCAATCTGCTCATCAGACAAGTCCAACTCTTGAGCCAACTGATCTTCTAAGTTGTCTTCTGTATGTTGTCCTGGATTGGCACACATACAAGTTTCTTGACCACACTCTGGGCAGAACTGGTGTTCGTGTTCTTCACACCCACAATCTTCTTTAATAGATTTCTGATGGTCGTCTGCTTCTTTTTGTGCAGCTACTGTATCTGGATGTACGTTGATTGGAACTGTTTTGTAAACACGTTTCTGTGCATCCCAAACTGTTTTTCGTGGACCTTCTTTGGCAAGTTTACCTACACGTTTGACCATGTCTTGATAATCTGCGTCATAGGTTTCCATGAAAGACGCCACCTTTCTTCTACGTAGGTGATCGTTTCCAGTTTTATCTAAAGTGTGTCCAACTTCGTTCGCTTTATGAACGCCAGTAACGTCGTCTTCTTTATCTTCTTCTGGAGAAGGGTCTTTCTTTAAACTCTCTTTTAGTTTATTTGGTTTTAAAGAAGTATCATACTCAATACCAACTTCAGTTGCAAGAGCTAACATCTTGTCAAGAATCTTCATTCCGTCTGCATTGAGTGCTTTGTTTCGCACACGACGCAATGCTGTATTAACGAGCAACTCTGGGTTAGAAGAAGTCTCTGCATTCTCCACACCGAGCATAGTGGCAATGATTCGTGCGACCTTAATCTTATCGGTAGGCTTGAGTGTTTTATCTGTTAGATCTTCTTTAACCATAAACTCTTTCGTAGTAACCTTAACGTCCTGTATCCATTTACTGACTATTCTACCTTCCTCATTCTGAACGAGCAAGTGATTAGAACCACGCTTAACAATTTTATAAACTGTATCTTCCGACTCAACGATATCATCCACATTAAAGATCTCACCACGGAAGTATTGCTCACGCACTTGGTCTTTAACGAGGTTTAATTCTTCCTTCAAAACATCAAGACCAGTTGCTTGTCTGATGTCATTCATCAAACGACGACTGTCTAACTCACGAATTGAAGTAGGAAGTTTCTTTTTAAAATCTTCATACAAACCTTTGGACGCTAATGTCTTAATAGTATCGTCCAAGTCTGGGTCTTTGTCAGAAATAGAAATAGTTTGAACATCATACTTACTCAATGACTGTGCTTTATCAGCACTAGTAACGACGATGACGTTCTTATAACTTTCTTTCAGCTTCTTGATTTGATCTCCCAAATTATCTGAAGACTCAACGAAGTTGGTCTTAGGGAAAACCAGATCGAGATACTGGAGTTTCTTTTCTACTAATAGAGGGTTCTTTTTCGCATCGCTAATATTGGATGCATAGATGACGTGGTCTGCGCTTTTCTGCTCAGCCAGTTTCTTGACAGATCTTACGAGAACTTCGTGTGCTAATGTTGGAGGGTTGAATCTCCCACAGGCTAGAACAACAGTTTTAGAAGGCAATTCCTTCAAGAAATTCTTGTAATTTTTCATTTAACCCATCTATAAAGTAGTAATAAGAATTATTTATTCTTTTTAATCTTTATGCCCCATACCTTTACGGACATCTTTATACATCTCAGCTTTATGCTCATCACTCATCTTAGACGGAGCACCTTTATGGAATTCTTTATGGTTACCAGAGGCAGCGTGTTCACGCATTTTACTGGCTGACATTCCCTTAGTTCCCTCAGCATCTGGGTCACGTTTACCTGAAGAATGGACAGTTATAGACTTAAAATTGTAGTGACCATGAGCAGAATCTTTACCATTGTATTTGTGTAGCAGATCGTGCATCTCTTGTTTACGATCAGAGCCAGCTACTACATGAAGGTGATGCACACCTTGTTTGTGTAGCTCAGCAGCATGGTGAAGAATAGTAGGTTGTTCTTTGGAGGCAGACTTCACCTTAGTTCCTGGGAAAGCACGACCAGCGTGTTTAACTTTCTGTTCACCAGTTAATGGATTCTTCTTAGCGTCTTGGCTATGAGAAACAATAACAGTATGATCTGCTTTGTGTTTCTTTGCAACATCATGAACTTTATTAACAACAGCTTCGTGACCAGAAGTGATCGGGTTCATACGACCGAAAGCCATCACGTGATGTTTTTCTTCAGCTTCGACTAGGTATGTGTTAAAGGATTTCATTAGCAGTTCCACTTTCTGAGAGCGAGTGCCTTACGGGTAGGCTCGCCATTTGGTTTTTTCATTGGACCTTCTACTCCAGACATTCTAGCGCAGAAAGACTTGCGACGATTGGCAGCTTTACTTCCTGGCTTTAGTTTGCTAGGTTTTGTAGTTACTGGTGCCTTCAGGTTACCACCTTCTGTTCTGTTATAATGGTCACGACCCTTTTGCGTCAGACCACCAGTAGAAGACTTGTATCCTTTAGCATCGACTGCTGCTTCTTTAATACAAGATCCCTTTGAGCATGGCGCAGTTCCTGGCTTGCGTTTATATCCAGTCCAGCAGGTACAACCTGTCTTATTTGTTTCTTCTAGGTATTCTTTAAACGAGACCATTTTATCTTGCCTTTAATAAGTTTGATCGAGCGAACTCGGCACGATTAACTAACTTAGTTGGTTGGTTATCGTGATGAACGACGAAACCTTCTGGTTTGGACTTCTTACCATCGATATGATGTTCAAGTCCACCTTCGTGAGTTTCAAGATGCTTAACTAAAGTGTTCTTTGCTTGTTGCAAGTGCCCATGCATATTTAACAAATTAGTATAGTGTTCTTTATTCTTTTCAATATGAGTAACCTGAGAAGATCCTTCAGCACGTTTAGCACTTTGAGATTTTTCAGTTTTAACTTTAGATGCTTGCTTCTCATAGTGAGAAGTAATATGATTTTGAAATCCCTTAGCAGAAGGTTTCTCACCAGTACGAACAGTTGAGTTAATGTAAGTTGCTAGGTGTCCAGCATCACCAGAGTGAGAAGCATGAACAGCGTTATACATTTTATGACCATGTTCATCATGAATTTTCTTAGCAGCATCCATATGCCCTTGGAATTTCTTTTGGGCAGAAGCAGGATAATTCACTTTACTGGTATCGTGAGATGGGGATTTTTGATATACGTCTGGGTGTTGTTTGAAACCCTTTTCGTTCTCTAAAGGTTTAGCATGCATAGATGCCAAATCTTTACCGTGATATTGCGTATGAGTAACAATACCTACATGAGAGTCTTTTACTTTCTTGGCTTCATCGCCATGAGCAGTGTAGCTAATAGTGTTAGGTTTGAAAGTAGCAGTACCCTTCTTTTCATCATGGTGCACATCAGTCTTTGAGTGCATCAAGTCTCCTTGGAAAACACCTTTCTTTGGAGCAACCTTTGGGAGATGAGTAAGAGCAGCAGATAATTTATCAACAAGACCTGGAGCATGTCCATGGTGCTTTTGAATATCATCGTGGGTATAATTTAACTTTGGGTTCTTGTTGAACGCAGACTTAGAAGCAACGAAGAATTTACCTGTCTCTGGGTGATGACCATAAACAACGGCAGGGCTACCATCATATTTCATGGAAAGGCTGCTATCAGTTTTACCAGACTTGATATGCTCATGAGCATGAGACAATGCACCATGGGCATGTTCAAATCCTTGGTGTCCATGCATCAGAGGACGATCCTCAGCGTGATGGATATGCTTTAACTTAGCACCCTCTTCTTCTTCTTTTAAATATGTCTGAAATTTTAACACTTCTTTTCCAATCTATAACCTATTATACCCTAGTTTTGCAATTTTGTCAAGCATTTTTTTCATAACCCTACCCTCTGTAGGGTTATTTTTCTCGTTTAAAATCAACGACTTAGCATACCATTAGACCAAAAATGGGTTAGTCTTCTTGGTTCCTGGCTTCACAGAGTACTTACTCTCAGGCATCTGAGCAATTTTGATCTCAGCCTGCACTTCATAAAATTCTGAACGAGTTGATACACGAACCTTAAAGTCACCCCTACCTGAAAGTAATGGGATGGCAGCACCCAAACCGAATGGGTCTTTATTTGAGATGCGATAGAAGTCATCACCTGCTTGCATATAGTAGGCAGGTTCAGCCTTACCTTGAGTATAGTGTTCTGTTACAACCTTACCAAGATCCATATTAGCACTGTTGGCTATGTAGCGATTCACGTTAGGTTGTGCGAAATATCTTTTCATAGTCTCAAGAGGAACTGCTCCTGGCTCTTTCAATCCACTCTTAGTAGTTGGAATCTTGAGAGATCTAAATGGGATACCAGAGAACTCGGCAATCGCCTTAAGAAACAGTTTAGTCTTTGGATCTTTGTTCAGAATGTTAACCGCAGCTGCTGCTGATGGTGTTTTGTAAGTAGTTTTCCAAACACCATTCTCATAGTAAACACGTGGATTAGACAGGTTGTCTGTGTGATTCATCTTCACTTCCATCCAGTGTGTTTTCTTTTTATACGTAATTCTGACGTCTGCGTAAGCAGTATCTCCAGGTGGACGCTCAGCCTTAACCCCTGGAATTTTATTCACATTCTTAGCAACGTCGGCTTCGTATTTGTCTGATGCAGCACTCATTAGCAATTTACCTATTAATATAACATTTTATTATTTAGGTCAAATTTTGCGTTGAAATTTCCTATCCCACTTACCTATCTGTTCCATTATCTTTCTTGGAGACGTGTTGTTTCTGAAGTCATAGTCAAAGGTCTTCAGAAAGTAATGTAATGTTCGGGAGTCTTTGTGAGCATTAGTCTTATGTCTTTTCAACAGAAGATCTATGTCTAGTCTAGGTTTGTTGGATTTGAAGTCAAGATATACGCAGTGGGCATATGCTTGAATCTCATCAAACTCAGACAGGTATCTTCTCTCTGAGTCTTTCTTTTTGATACCAACTTTTTTGTAAGGTACTACGATGGAAGGGTTGCAATCATTGCGACGATCATATTGCATAAGATGTATCAACTCATGCATGAGAGTTTGTATCATGCGGTATTTGAATGCGTCCCAAGTCTTTTGAGTAAACTTGAAAGTATCAAATTCTAATGTGTAGATTTGTATTGCGCAGCGTCTTTCTTCTGGAGCATACTCGCCACCTATGGCAACATGAGTATCAAAGACTTTGGCATTAGAAGGTTTATGACGCCACTCAATCTTAGTGCGCCACTTTTTGAAATAGTTGGAAAGACCTTTAGAGTCATTCTCGTACTCGTCCAGATCTTTCCAAATTTTAGAGGGTATCAGTTTTGCTCTGAAAGGTCTCTCATAGAAATTAAGAATTTCTATCCAATCAAAGTTTAGAGTCTCTAGGTAATGCATATTCCAATCCTATTTAAATGGTATTGGTTCTGCCATTCCCCTTTCCCAAAAATACAACTCAATCTCCTGGGGGAGTAGCTTCCTCATCCCTCTTAGAACTTTCTTGTTATCTTCGTAGTGACGCTGAACACCCAATTCCAAGACTGTTTGCGTTTTAAAGTTTACAGCATTTTGAACTGTTCTTGAATCCGACAAAAGGTGGAATCCAAGAACTCTGTCACCATAATATTTATTCAACCAAGTCTTTGTAGCGTCCCAAACCCTTGGCTCTCGCTTTCTTGCAGAGATAGCATAGAACTGGTTTTCGTTGGGATTTAACAACGCTGTGGCGTTGGCGTACCAATCAATAAGGAATTCCTGTCTGGCTTTCCTCTCGGAGCCATTCATCATTCCCCACTTCTTTTCATT